TGACGTTATGTATAGACATAACGTCAGATGCTTAAGGTCAGCCTTAACTATTAAGGGAGCCACCCGTGATTTTTTAATCTCATTATTCAAAGAACATTTTCTCTTTTCTCAGGGGGTATGGGTCACCAACTTACCAACACCCACACCCCCGTCATTTGTTTTACAAAGTTACAAAACATTTTTCATCCCCACAAGCCCCTTTCTATTTTTTTTTCACTTCCGAGTTTGTCACTGTTTTACTACCGACTTTGTCACTGTTTTACTACCGAGTTTGGTATTTTTGTAGTCCCTGTAGGATTCGAACCTACGACGACTTGCATGTAAGGCAAGGGCTCTACCACTGAGCTAAGGAACTATTAAGTTGCGTGTTCGGGGTTCGAACCCGATTGACCTTCCTTATGAGAGAAAGTTCTTTTCCTCTAAGCCACGCAATTTATGTTGTCCCGCAAGGACTCGAACCTCAATTCTCTGGACCAAAACCAGATGTGCTGCCATTACACCACAGGACAATTTAATACAACCAATATGTCAAAGAACATTAAAACAAAAAACCCCGAACTTTTGGTTCGGGGTTTGTTATTTCATAGTTTTAGTTTTTCACCTAAATCATACAACTTCCGAACCAATATTATGTACACGCGGATACCAGCAATTTCTAAATTGCGACTTGCTGATAATGACCATGTGTTTATTAGTTCTCATTGTTTTTTAATTTATAACTATCACAAAATTAATAAAAGTTTTTTAATTGTCAATTTTTTTTAAAATCTTTTAGAGATGTTACGAATTATTTCTTCTTCTTCGTTGGATAACATAACCCTATTCTCAATTAGTTTATCCATAATTTCATCCCATTCTAAATCCAAAACACTTTTTTTATCATCAGGTGTTGAGATTGATGTTCGACTAATATAACCACTGTCTACTAAAGATTCTATTAGTTCTTGGATTTCCCTTTCAGAACAATTATCAATAAATTCATAGGGTTCAATGTCAATGTAAGATTCAAATTCTGGCATAACTTATAATTTTTTAAATTCAGGTTTAATTATTTTCCAAATAATAGGTGAAATATTTTTACTATCCAATAGTGCAAACAAAATTGATGGGTATTTGTGTTGTTTTGCAACAAAAGCAAAATTTTTGCGGTCACCATTAACTTGTTTAATCAGGTTCTGAGTATTTCTAAAAATGATATTATAATCATTAGATATTGAATTGAGTAGGGATTTTAGTTCTTCTTCATATTCTTTGATTTTATCGTAGAACTCATCGGGAACGTCTTTGAGTAATTCATCCATACTCCCACCATTAGATAGTACCTCCCATACCGCAGTGGTTGATAAATTGGTCATAATCTTATGAAGACGAATGTATTCTTCCCCCTTAACCTTCATTCGGTCTCCATTAGAAAAACAAACTACAAAACCTTCATGGTTATCTTTAACCATTCCTTTTAATGTGGTATAATCTTTAACACCGTCATATTTTTTAACCACATCACAATTGGCCCCCTTCGCAATCATCTCTAATTGTTCATAGGTAGCTTCGGTTCCATCATCAGTTCGGATTGCCCCCAACAAAGTTAAGTTATCTTTATCACCATAATCCACCACAATTCTATTCCAATTTGCGGTAAATTCAAATAAGTAGGTGATACCAATTGAAAAGTTATGTTCTAATTCTTCAAAGAATATTTTAGACGCCGCAACTGCTTGTTCTGAAGTAAATGAACCTCTTGAGGCAACAACCCACCCACCATCATACCAAAATACAATAATAAGCGAACCATCCATTTTTTCATATACATCAAACTCCGAAGTTGGTGTATGTTTACCCTCCTCCATATTAAAGAATTTTTTAAAGGGTCTTGCAACTATATTCCCTATATCGTCAGTCACCAACCCTCTACATTGTAAGGTCACCTCATCCCATAAACCTTCGTATTGAACTTTCTCAGTGTAGTTCCAAATGGTTAAAGGTAAATCAGGGTGATTTTGTTTATAAATCAACCCATTATTGTGGTATTTGTTTAATATTCTTAATGAAAAATCCATAATTAAAGTGTTATTTCAAAACGATTTTTCATAATTTCTAACTTATCTTCAGGAACTCCGTGTTGGTTTACACCTCCGTGACGGTTTTCAACAATAACTGAAAACACTTTATATCCGTATGTTTTTGCTAGGTCAAAGTATGGTCGCATTTCCCATTCTTGAGTAAATGTGTTTGATACAACAATCACCTCATTTTGACCTGTGGTGTGATTTAATATCATTGCAGTGTTGACAGAGTCTTGACACCATTGGTGAGCCTCTTTAAGTTTACTGAAGTCAAACTTATATTCACCATCCACCATAAAGTATTGGTCTGTCTCAAAATGAGTCCCACCTAAGTTTTTAGCCAATGTTGATTTTCCCGAGCCAGGAACACCTCTTACAATATATAATATTTTCATTTTTTTTAGATTATAAAACCTGATACATCATCATCTAAAGATGAAATTTCAGATTCAAGGTCATCAATTTTTTCCGAAATATAGGACTCCAATTCATCTGAAATTGTCAGATATTTTTTACGTAATTCATGGAATTTTTCATCACCGATTTCCTCAAAAGAACTATAGTGTTTAAAACAATAATGTAGTCCTTCCGCCCTGATTCTATATTGTACTAATTGGAGTTCCTCCACTTGGTTCAAAAGACTATCTATTTTTTTCATCGATTTAATTTAATTTTACAATTACTACAAAACTCTCTTGTATCTAACCCATGTGATTTCATTAAACAATTTGGGTTATCACAGTGGTCAAGACCAAAGTTGTGACCCATTTCGTGAGTTGCGGTGTGAACTAAACTAGTATAACCATAGTTACCGTTTTGTTTCATTTGATAAGTACTCATAACGGACAACTTTGTATTATATCTTGCTCGACCACTAATTAATCCAGTAATTTCATCACTTTGACATAAAGGGTGGTCAGTAACATAGATATGATAACCAGGACCTACATTACTATTATACTCCATACTCAATACTTTATATGCCAAAACATATGAAGAGCCATCTAAAAAATATTCACTACTTGGGTTATAAGGTGACCCGATTACTGCGGTCATTCCATAAAAATCTTGGACTCCTTGTCTAACTGACTCCAAATCGCTTTGGGTGTAATCACCGAATCCATGTACATAAACAATCTTGTTTGATGATTTGTTAACGGTTTCGTTAGTAGACGTATTAGTTTCGTCAACCACATTATCCTCAACGTAGGGTACGGTTTGAGTTTCTGAATATTTACCAAGTTTGTGGTCTTTATCGTATGCGTCGGCAAATTTATGAAAGTCATAATCATATTTTTTTGCAAAATCATCAACTTTAACAAAAATCGCCGCAATTAAGAAAACGAATACAAGGTCTTTAAGGAGTGAGTGTTTTTTCATATCACAAAGATACTAAAAATTTTCTAATTACCAAACAAAACCTTGATTTTTTAATTCTTCACCTGTTAAAATTTTTAATAAATTAGGATTATTTTTCCATTCTTTCCAAGTGTCAAACTCTTTAAGTTTTTCTAAAACATTTTCAGAAATTAAAACAAAACCTTCAGGGGCAATACCATCATATTTATGATAATGAGAATATTTAATTTTTTCATCAATCATTTTTTGAAAATCTTCGCTGTTAACAAAATTTTCATGGTCTTGTTGTAATATTTCGTCTCGTTTCATTTTTACAATTTTAGTAGGTCCACCAGGACTCGAACCTGGAATAGAAGCTTAGAAGGCTACTGTTATATCCCTTTAACTATGGACCCTAATTTTATAGTTTTTTAAGTATATATTTGTGACCCGAATCAGAGTTAGTTTCAAACAATTTTCTCAACTTTTCAGCCTCTTCTTCCGTCTCAAACTCCATAACCTCGTTTTGGCTATCTAAAATAATAACTGGTACCTCAATTTGTGAGATATAGTGTTTAATCATTTTTATAATTACGTACATATAACAAAGATAATATAAATTTGGTTGGTAGACAAGTCTACCTTCTTTTTCCACCAAAAACATTTGGTATTAGATTACTTGGTTTTGACTTTACAATTTTATTTTTACGGACTTGTTCAACTAAACCACCTTTTTTAATTTCAGTTAACTTATTTCTATCAGTTGGTTTGTTATGTACTTGCGGTTTTTTGGTTTCAGATGGAGAATATACTTTTGGGTTACTTAATATTTGATTTATTAAATCATACTTAATACTATCGTCAATTTGAACTTTTTTTGGTGAAATCGGTTTTTCACCAACTTTTAAAAAAATATCATTAAGTACGTCTGATGAATTTTTTTTACGTACAACTTGTTGGATATCATTTTTAACATCTCCCTCAACCAAAGTTAGTTTTTCATATGGTGGTAATGAATACACATATTTGGCAGTTCTACCTTGTAACTTAGAATCACCAATCGCACCATTATTGGAATATGATTGTTTATTGTGCCAATTATATATGTACGTGACTTCATCCAAATAATGGTAGTGTTCGTTTCCCGACATTTCCAGCATTGGAACGCCAATACCTATATCAACCGCAGCTCTTAAATAATCATTTTCAAATATTAAATCTTCGAGTTTAATTGACCTAAATAAAAAAGAACGATATGTTCTCATGTGTGAAAAATTCCAAGCGGAACTTCTAGCTTTATCTGCGTTTGCTTTACCATATTTCATACTTCTACCACTAGTATCAACCCATCTTGAACCGCAAATCCAAACATCATTATTGGTGTATATTTTATTAATTAATCCTAAAACTAAATTATCACTCAATTTATCATCACCATCAATTTCAATAATAACATCATTCCATTCTATTTCAGGATTGTTATGTATAACGTCAATAAAATTTTTAGCTTTAAATTTTTTAGTATTATTTTTAATTAGTCTAAATCTGTCGTCATTACCGATAACAGATTTTGCAATTTCGTAAGAATTATCTGTTGACATATCGTCAATAAAATACGCTATATAATTTGTGAAATATTGATTTTTAATTGATTTTATACAATCCTCTATAAATTTTTCAGAATTCCAAAAAGTGCTAACAATAACTAGTTTCATAAAATACTACACAATCTATTTATAAATAGGCCATCTAAACTATTTTTAGTTCAGATATTTAAAAATCTAAGACATAATGCCAAATAATACATTTATAATACCAAAATATAGAGTTTTTCATGTAATACCTTGGAATTCAGATAAAAATATTGGTAAGTCCTACAATGAAACAATGTCTTTGGTTCGTTCAAATGATTGGGTTTGTTTTATTGATGGTGACTCAGTTCACACATCACATTTTTTTGGTAGTAGGATTGAGGAAGTTATCGAATCAAACCCATCCTATTCTTTATTCACCTGTTATACTAATAGAATTGGGTGTGGTTATCAAATAGCACCTAAAGTAGATGGTAAAAACAATGACCAAAAATACCACCGTGATTTTGGTGAGAACTTATGGAATCAATATAAGACCGAAGTTATGGACATAACAAAAAGTGGTCCTTTAAGTGGTGTAATGATTTTAATCAGAAAATCAGAATGGGAACGTGTTGGTGGTTTTAAAGAAGAGAAAATGTTATCGGTTGATAACGATATTCATGATAAATTTACAAAAGCAGGATTAAAAGTTGGGTTAATGAAAGGTCTTTATTTACAACATTGGTATCGTGGTGGTGACCCTTCAGATAAAAAACATTTACTATGACATATAAATTTTTAGACGTTGGTTGTAAAGTCGGAGGTTCATTTGACATTTCAAATAAATTTGGGTTTTCACCTAAAGATGGGTTGGGGGTTGATATTAATGAGACGAATGTAAATAAATTTATTAAACAAGGATTCAATGGGATGGTTGCTGATGCAACTAATCTACCTTTTGAAGATGGGTCATTTGAATTAGTAATATTTTCTCACGTAATTGAACATATCCCCACAGAAGATATGGGTCATAAGGCATTATTAGAATGTATTAGGGTTTCATCAAAATATGTTTTTTTAGCACTACCTTTTTTTGACGAAGATGACTATCTTAATTCACTTGGTTTAAAAACATTTTATTCAGATTGGGAAGGTCACAAAAACAAAATACATTTAAAAAAGATTAAAGAAGATTACTTACTAGGGTTAGATTATTCTGTGAATATGGTTAAAAAAATCACCGATAGTAATTTTTCAGAAATTTTACCTATGTCAGCACCAGAAGATTCTTTCGATTATGATAAGAATTTACACGGTGAAAAACCATTAATAGTGTTTGATAGAGATATCTGGAGAGAATATAATATAGTGATTAAAAAGTAATGAAGATTGTAGTATATAGTGTAAATATTGGGGGTTATGATGATTTATGGACCCCAAAAGTTGTTGACCCAAATGTCCGTTATATCTTATTTACGGATAACAAATACTTCAAATCAAACGTTTGGGAAATCAATCATGTTGATTTTTTAGGTAATGATATGGACAATCGTCTAAAATCAAGGTACGTAAAAACCCATCCACATATTGTATTACCAAACCACGATGTCAGTGTTTGGATTGATAATTGTTTTTCTTACAAATTCTCAGACACTAAAAAAATGGTTGAGGAAATAGGTATCACTAATAATTTAATTATGTGTTATAAACATGATGTAAGGAATTGTCTATATGATGAGGCTAAAATTATTAAATTCATGAAATTAGATTATTCTGACGTTGTTGATTCACAAATGAATAAGTATCGTGAAGAGGGATTCCCTAAAAAAATGGGGTTATATCAATCAGGATTCATGGTTCGAAAAAACATTAAAAATGTAAATAATTTTAATAATACTTGGTGGGAAGAGATTAAGTCATTTAGTGGTAGGGACCAATTATCACAAGTATATTCTTCTTGGAAAACCGAAACCCCAATAACACCAATTACTAATGGCGGGGACGTATATAATAACAAGTATCTAAACCCTAAAATAAAACATTTGAAAAAATGGTCGATATAATTGCAGTAACATACGGACAAACGGACATTTTAAAATGTTTCATAAATTCCATTAGGTCACAAACTTGTGATAAATGGAGGTTATTTATAATTCATGATGGACCAAATAAAAAGTTAAAAAGGTCTCTTGAAAAAGAATTATATGTAAACACAAATAGAATTACATTTATAGAACATCCAGTTAGAACTGAGAATTACGGTCATTTTTTAAGAAAATGGGCGTTAGAGAATGTGGTGACAAGTGACTATGTCTTGTTAACCAATGGTGATAATTATTACACCCCAAATATGGTTGAGGAAATTAGTAAACGAAATGAGGACTTTATCTATTTTGATTTAATACATTCCCACAAAACAAAGTCAAACAGTAACGAATCAACTTATGGTTATATGAAAAGTGAATTAAAAAGAGGTTTCATTGATATGGGTAACGTAGTTATTAAATCTGAATTAGCCAAAAAAGTAGGTTTTAACTCCTCAGAATATCATGCAGATTGGGGTTATTTTGAGGAAGTGTTGAATTTGTCACCAACAATATCTAAAATTGATAAGGTATTATTTGTACACAATTAATTATGGATAAAGTTTTAGTGTTAAATTCTGATTATACACCAATAAATGTAACCACAGTTATACGTGGTTTCGTTTTGGTTAGTAAAGGTAAAGCGGAGATTTTAAAATCATCCGATAACCCTATTATTGCAGGGTACCAAACTTTTGTTCGACCTGTGATTATTAGATTATTAAATTATGTTAGATATAGAGTTAAAAACTTAAAGATTAATCGTAATAGGATTTTCAAAAGAGATAACCATCAATGTGTTTATTGTGGTTCAAAAAGAAGTTTAACTATAGACCACGTTGTCCCAAAATCTAAAGGGGGTAATAATAGTTGGACTAACCTTGTAACTTGTTGCTCGCCATGTAATAGGAAAAAGGGGGATAAAACTCCTGAAGAGGCCAATATGAAATTACAAATTAGACCTTATGAACCCACATTATTTTCTGATGTAATCAACCCATCAATTTCTGATATTTGGGATGATTTTAAAAAATCGTATTCGTAAAAAACAAAAGGGTATCTTTCGATACCCTTTGCTAGATGTGAACTACCCCCTTTCTTTTAGATGGTTTATACACACTCGGATTTTACTCCGATAGTTTCTTTATGATAATGCTTTTTCTTTCATTACCTCCCCAGCCATGTTCATTTTATCCTGAATACCACTTAATGATGGACAAATTAAATCACCAATAAAGTTTTCAAGTTTTTGACCAAACTCAGTGTCCTCAAATGTCTCGATTAATGAGTTTCTGATGATGTCATAAACAGGACCCTCCATTCCTTTATCATTTTGTATTTTTCTTACGATACCTTCACCAACTGATTTAGAAATTAAATCACTAAGATAATCACATTTAAATATTTTTCCGTTAAAATAATCACCAATAGGTACGTTACCAACCCCAACTACGATTATATTCGCGATATATCCATTAGGGTCCATTGGAGTTAATTTCTCGACTAAAAATTGCGCGAATCTTTCTTTTAACGTATTAAAGATACCTTCACCAGCGTTACCAAAAAGACCTTTAACAATATCCATGAATCCTTCAGTAACTAGTGTATTATTAAAACCTTGCGAGTTTAAATAAAACATTTCATAAATTAAGTCATCCGCAAACTTTTCTTTTTGTTTTTTTGTTTTTGGTTTTCCTGATTCAGCAATAATTTGAAATCTTTTTTGGATTATATTATTTTCTTCGATTAACGCTTTTTTTTTACCTTCAGATAACTCATTTAAGTTTTCTCTAATAATTTTCTTTAAGATTGATTCTCTAATTTGGGATTCACTACCAGTTGATAATTTGTAGCTAACTGTAGTACCATTTCTAAACTTATATGTTGGGAAGTACTGTAGTTCAGCTAACTTTTTACTAAAGCTTCTATTGAACAAATTATCTTTTTTAATTGTTACATCATCTCTACATACAACAAGATAGTCTTTAGCAGCATCAACCTCATTTTGCGGAATAGGTAATTTCTTTTGTGCCGCTTCATAATAATTTGTAATTAATCCTTGGCAAGCCTCTTTAGTCGCACCTTGTTCAATCTGTGCAGTAAAATTAACAATGTTGGTATATATAGGGTTTTCTTTAACCCCTTTAGCACCAACCTTTTCTTTACATAATTTTACACCACTAACTTCTTTTTGGTCAATAGAGGCTGCTCCAGCGATTAAATCTTGTGACGTACATTCACGATACCCCATTGTGTTAACCCAATAGTCTATAGTATCAGTCACATTCGCACCTTGACTACAAACCCAAATATAAGGAGAACCTTTTTCCATTAATGATTTAACATCAGCTCTAGAACCTAATTCTTTTTTAGTTGCAATAAAGTCACTTAACTTAGTTAATTTACACGTACCATTTACTTTATCTGTATTCTTAACATTTGTATCACCATAAGTATAAATTCTAGCTATTTTAGAAGTTGTAACGTCATTAACAAACGTCCTTAACTCTTCATTCATACCATCTTCAACTAATTTTCTCAAGAATGCACAATTCCATTTATAATTTCCAGGGCTCTTTTTAGTTAACCCTGAATCCCAATATTCTAATTTACCCTCAGATTCACCAGCGTTTTGTGGGAAAATTTTAACCATAGGGTATCCTGATATTTTTTTAGAATTTTGGAATAATAATAACGTACCTTCTTGTCCAAAATCATAAGCTATAGTGTCTTGTGGAAAACAACCTGAAACAAATGCGGTTTTTAAATCTCCGTTAGGTATTTTATTTGCTTCTTTATTTGATGTTCCATCGTTATTTAAACCTTGTTCTATTAAAACTTTTTTAACTATTTTTGAAATATTGTCTTTCATATTCTTTTTTTTTTATAAATATTATTATTAATAATTAAAGTTCGTCGCCCGTAACAATATTAGGTATAAAACTGTTGTCGTCATCTGTCGATGAACCTCCACAATTTTTAATAATTTTATCATATACATCTTTAGTAATTGTTGTAGGATAACCCTTATCAATTAATTTACCTTCAGTTTCAGGTCCATAACAACCATCTACTTTAGCACCAATACAATTTTGGATTTCTTCAATCTTATCACTCTTACACCATTTTTCCATTGGGAATGAACTACATGGTTTACACTTTGATGTTGGTGGGGGAGGTGGTGGTGGGGGTACTGGTGAACCACCACATTCAATAATATATTCTTTACTACCAATTGTAATTATTATAGGTCCTTCACCTTCCCATTTACCATCATATCTACCATTAAGTGATTCACAATCTCCATTATCATAGAATATAGCACCACCAGCAGCATCAACATCATCGTTACCTGTTTTTGTAATAATTAATGCATTATCTAAACCTTTTTCTTGGATTAACTTAGCGTCGTCACCTGATAGTTTATTTCTTAAACAAGCTGGAAATGGAGATTCTTCATCCGAGGTTAAGTATTGCCACAACCAATATAAAATACCCGCACCAATTAAATATTTAACAGCCTTTTTGTATGGGAAATTTTTAATTTTATCCCACCATGGTGGTCTATTTGGTATGGGTGGTGGTGGGGTAGGGATAGGGTCTGGAACAGGGTCTGGAACTATCTTCTTACCACCTTTTTTCAAATATGTGTCCGCCAATAACTCAGCTTCTTCTCTAGTATATTTAGTGTCTTGTAATAATCTTTCTACAATCTGTTCTCTACTTTTTCCAGCGTATTTTTCTCCAAATTTACCCATAGACGTGATTGCTTCAGCACCTGCAGTTCTCATCTCTAAACTACTTCCTCTTAAAAATAATGTTTTAGCCACTTCACCAGTTCCTGAAGGTCCTAATTTACCTAATCTAACCGCTTCTAATACATCAGCGGTTTTAGTTAACTTAACACCATCTACAGTAACCATATTTTTCCAAGTAGCAGTTCCTTCTCTAAACCCACCCTCAAGACTTCTCAAAGCGGCTTCACTATCTCTACTCATAACTTTAGACATATCCTCTAAAGCAACTTTCCAAAGTTGTTCACTTAATAAAGATTCTGTATTTTCAGTTAAAGTTTTTTTAGTGTCATAACCCATAAGTAATTTAACTCTGGTTAATTCTTCATTTATAATTTCTGTTTTCATATTTTTATTTTTTTTAAAAGAGACCAATTTGTGCAATTTCAGTATCACTTAATTGATTTAATCGATTAACATTTTCTTTAGATGTTAGAGATTTTTTTGCCGCCTCAACATCTTCAGGTGTTACTTCACCGCTTTCAACTTTGTGGTGACAGGTCCATCCATCAAGACCTAATGCCGCACATAATGCACCAGTTAATATTATTGTTTGACCTGTTTTTTTAGCGACAACAGGCCATGGTTTAGTAAATTTAAAGTCTTTAGAAAATTGTTTAAGTCCTTTACCAGCATCAGAAAGTTTGGTACCCGCTTTTTGAATTAACCCTGGTTGTTTAACGGTCGCGAGTTCAGCACTTTTAGTTGTTGCACCACCTAATTCTTGTACTGTTTTTTCCATGAATGAAGTGGCTTTAGTTCCAAAATTTTTTAACCACGTAATACCTAATTTTTCACCAATCCAAGTCGCAGATTTACCGATAAAACCAACTATTTTAGAAATACCTCCCTTAAGTAAATTTACCGCTTTAGCCAATACACCACCTTTTTTTGCCGCAGCAACCGCTAATTCAGCACCACCTTTAATGCCTCTAAGTGCCCCTCTAAGTATTCCACCCAAAGCGGGTAATAGTAGACATACCGCATCAATAATAATATCCGCAAAACTCCATTTGTACTCACCACTTTCGTATTTTCCACTTAACATTTTATAAACGTCCCAAATAAGTAGAGAACCAAAAACAATACTATCGGCAATTTGACCCACACCTGGTATAAAAGTAACTGCGGTCATAACACCCATACCAACAGCTGAGAAGGCGGCACTTCTAATCCCTTCCATTAAACACTCAACAAAGTTATTAGTTAGACAGTTCCAAGCTTTTGAGACTGCGTTTTTAACTGAATTCCAAACGTTTTTGGCTTTATCAATTCCCCATTGTACAAGTCCTTTTTGTTTAATTTGTTTTGCTTGGTCTTTAGTCCAATCGACAACACCCTTAGCTTGGTCTCCAATCCATTTACCAGCTCTTTCAACACCACCTTTCCAATCCCAAGAAAATGGATTGTACCAAGCTTCTAAAAGAACTTTAAGACTTTCCCAAGATTCATTAATACGGGATTCAACAATTAGTTTGTCAACAGATTCATTAATTAACAATAGTTTAGAACCAAATTGTTCTTCCCATTCTTTAATAATGCTAACATTATTTTTTAATTCAAATATTTCTAACAATTGGTATAAAAACTTTCTAGATGAATTCGCGTATTCTGTTAGAGATATTTTATTTAATTTGTAGTAAAGTTCTTTGTGTTCTTTTAAAATATCAATGGCTATTGGTAAATTTTCAAAAGTATAATTAATAACATTTCCGTTATTTTGGAAATAGTCACCTGTTTGCACCATTCCTCTATTAGTAAAAATATACTTAAGGTTTTCAGATACTCCTTGAAATTGTAGTGTACTCATTAATTTACTTATTTAACATATAAATACTTTGAAACAATAAAAAAATTATTTTTATAACAAAGTATTTGCTTTACCTCTTGCAATCCCATTACCATTCCATTTTTGTTGTTCGGGGTTATAGGTTGGGCCAAATTTTCTACCACTACTCCACTTGGTTACGGTGGGGTATGTACCACCGCCGCCACCACCAGAATTAGAGGTTGCGTCTTGTTCACCAATTTCACCATTACCATCGCTTGGGGTAAATTCTTTCATTAATGAAATAATATAGTCTACATCGGTTCTCATAATAATAAATACCTATAAAATAAAAAAACCTGTCAATGACAGGTCTTTAATTTAAAAAAAATCAGGGTTTGGTAATCTATCCGAATATATTAGATAATATTCATTTAAAAACGATATTATTTCTTCTTGGTCTAACTCATCATCGTCATCAAAAAAACTACCGAAGAACTCATCATTATTTTCATCATCATCGTCTTCATTATACATCTCGATTAAATTACTTTCAGTAAAATCATCAAAATTATACCCAAAAGACGTTACTTCATCTAATTGTATTTGGTCTGTTCTTATTTCATCATCACCATCAATAGTTAATCTAAAAGTAACTTCTAGTATTTCTGATGTTTCATTTATGTAATAAGATACTAATTCTTTAATTTCCATGTTATTATTAATTAGTTGTGTTTATAACAAAGAAATATCTATAAAATATTAAAAAGACAAGATTTAATTATATTTTTTAAATCTATTAAACATATCAATTGATTCTTGGATATTAAAAGAGATTTCACCCATTTCGTCTTCGTCAAAATCATCACCAAAAACATCTTCTTCCCAATTATCCTCATAATTATCGTCATCATCCAAATCATGGTCAAAATATTCACCATCAGTTTCAGGACTCATTAATACCATAATTTCATTTTCAGTATCATCTACATCTACAGTTCCGTTTGGTAAATCGTATGGACCGTCACCAATCATATCTAATTTTTCACCTAAACTCATATAGTATTCATCATCAACGATATCCTCATTTTCTGTAACACTTTCATTTATACCCATATTCCTATAAGTCATAACATCACCTTGATTGTTAACAGTAATACCACCCTTATCATTGGCGTAATCTTGGGTATATAATGGTTGCATGTTTGAAGTAACATTATTTGTTGCATAACCATTATACAACTCTTTGTGTTTGTCGAGGATATTTTCTTTCTCCTCATTATTCATCTTGAAAAAATATGCATTCATGTCTTTCTTTTAGTTATAAATATATTGATAGGTAAGAATGTTTTAATTATAATTATAGTATGAAAGTAGATATTAATGAATATGCTGAAGGGGCGATATTATTAGATGGTCTTGAATCGGCAATTGTGGGTATAACAGATGAATTTGGCACAGGTCGTAGAATGTTATACTCAAAAGATAAAATCATTTCAATTCTCCAAGAAAGAGATGGAATGACTTGGTCTGAAGCCGAAGAATTCTTTGATTATAATATCAAGGGTGGTTATTTTGGTGAACAAAATCCCGTATTTTTAGAATTATCATTAACACCAATGAAAAATGATGAAGGTGATTGGGAATTTGATTTTGACTTTAACTCAGAAGAGTAACATATAGTTTTGAACCACCGCCTGAGAGAATCTTCTTAGTTCACGATTGATTTGTTGTAAATCGGCTTCCTTACCGTTAGCCTCCAAATACTTAATAATTCCATGAACCATTTCTGATTGAGCTTGGTCTGCCATATCTAACAACTCGTCAAATTTTTCTTCATTAGGGATATCTTTGTATTTGAACTCGTGTTTAAGTCTTTCCCTACCAATATAAAGATAAGGTGATGCCGCGAACATATTGGTAATACCTGAGTCTCTAAGAGTTAACAAATATTTTCTTAAGAACTGAGCGTTAAAGTATTTGAATACATCGGCATTACTACCACTAATCACTTTCTTAAAACTATCAATATTCATTTCAAGAATACTTTCAACCATTTTACTTTTTTTAAGTAATTTTTGTTCTTTACTATTATTTTTAATAACCGATTTAAACTCAGACTCTTTTAATTTGTTTTTTTTTCTTTTAGTAATATTTTCTTCAGTATCCCACATATCAACACTTGATATAATCGCCAATAGACCACCATTATCCCATTTTACATAGTATTGGTCATCACCAAATAACTTTGAGTGCCTTAATACAGTTCCAGCGGTACCTGGAGGAATTGTTGATATTTCATCTTCCATATGTAAAATAACAACTCTGTCACCAACTTTTAATTCGGGATTAATCATTTAACGCAATATTTAATAATAAATAGTATCAAAGTATTTATTAGTATATGAACAAAACCATTTTAATAAACGAGGGTCAAAAAAAATTGATTTTAAAAGAATCAATTAATGATAGTTTTGGAGAAATAATTAAAGGTAGTTATGAATTTACCAAAAAAATTATAAAAATGTCTTCAGAACAAATGGGTATGAATTTAGAATTCTTACTAACATGGGGAGCTAGTATTGGTGGTTTTGTCGGTCCATTAAACGATTTTATTGCAGGTAAATTCCCTGAATTAAGTGATATGGAATTAAGTTTAATCATAACTGGTGTTATTTCGCTATACTATATTGATAATAAAGAAACCGTAAAAAAAATATTAGGTAAAATAAAAGAAGTAGGTTTGTATGATGAATTTGGCGTATTACTTAAAAAAAGTGGTGAGTTAAAAAGTACGTTTGTTGATTTTATTACAAGTTTAAATATAACCCTACATAAGGTAACAAATATTATGTCTTATGCATTTATAATACCAATTATACCAATAATTTATGAATCAGTTAATAGTGGTGTTATAAGTTCTTCAGATTATAAAGAAATTGCGTTAAGACTAAGTTCTTTTGGTTTGTTAACCGTTGCTGGTGTTTTAGTTAGAGAGTTGTTTGGTAAATTAATTAAGAGATTTAGTAATCACCGTTAACAAAGTCGTCAATTTTTGATGTAAATAAATCAAGACCAACATCGTGGTTTTGTGAGTCAACTTTTATCCCTAAAAATTCAGTGTAGTAAAAAATACCATATACGTAATAGTCACAATACCTCGAATCCATATCGTCGTTTAATAAACTCCAAGCAACATCAGTACTACTAATTCTTTCGTTATCAAACACAAATGGTAATGAACCACATATAAACTCAGCAAAATCCTTGTCAGTCACTTCTTGTGAAACACCATTGATTAAAAAGTCCGTAACTTTACCATCATAGTAAAATGTCAAACCAGTCTCATCCTCATTTGGTTCAACCTTAGATAAATCATAATCACAAATAAAGGTTACTTCAGCTATTTGTCGATTAAGATACATTTGTCTAGTTAATTTTCCTGAATGATATTTAACACCTTTCATTAATTTTTTAACAAACTTATCGGATATTGAATAATTAGAAATACTAACTTCCTCACCATTAAATAGAGTTTGGAATATATCGATATCAAGGTTATCGTCAATACCTATAATTTTTTTTATCTCATCGGTAATGTCAGGGACCGCACAATCATAAAATATATCGTATATGTAAGATGTGTAATCTTCAGTTGGGATAACATTTAAATCTGTTGCAATCCATTCATCGTCCCTTATGTTTGAGTTGTTAAACTCTATAAGGTATTTACCTTTCCTATGTTTAATCTTCTCAAGGTATTTTATTACCGCATCTAATTTACCCATTATTGTTTATAACTTAAAATTTTATCAATAATAAGATTAACTTCATCATTATTTAAACCGTGTATGTCTTTATTATTATCAAACCAATTTTTGGCAACATCCTTTATAGGTTTTTTGGTTAATTTTGATAATCTTTTAAAACCTTGGTATTGTGCAGGTATTTCATGCTCTTGTGAGTAGTAAGCCAAAGACTCTTCGGGCTCTTCATCTTTATCCATAAATTCACCCCTATATTCTTGCATACCATGCTCAAGTTCATGACCTAATAGTTCGTTTAATTCACCAACTAAATCATATAATTGTGATTGTATTTTATTTGGGTTAAAAACTACTAAAATTTCAACAACTTGTTCCCCATCAACATAGTATCCATTAATCATAAACCTGTCAATTTTTTTATCTGTTTTTAGAGTTAATTCAACACTAAAATCAAATGGTGGTCTACTAAAAGAATATTCTTCATAATCGTCAGGTAAATAAAAAAAACCTCTTTTTTTATTTTTAACTTTAGTAATAACATCTTTAACAACAGTTCTAATAGCTTCTTTATTCATTTTTGATTCACTAATTATTTTTTTGTTTAAACTATACCTAATAATATTCTCTTTTAATTTATCATCAACAGTGATATTTGATAATAAGACTCTAACATTAGTTCCTGCAAATATAGTTAAAATATCTTTAATTTCCTCAAGTAATTTATAATTCACATCACTATTCATTATCACGAGTTTTACCGCATCACCATCATTCAATCTTTTTATAAAATCACTTTTTAATTTAATAATATTAACATCAACTTTAAGGTAGTGCATATATTCACCGATGGTAATCATTTGTTTATAACCTGATAAACTAATGGTATAGTCAAAATCTATTTGGTGTCGAATACTTGAGAACATAGGTCCTCTATAAGTAAAAACCTTATTAGACAATAGTTTATTAGTAATCTCTATTTGTTTTTCTGACAACATATCCTATAAATACTTTTTTTTAAGGAATTGTTTCATTATACTTTACCTATGGAACTTCTAAACACTCACCCAATCAAAAAATCCGACTTAGGATTCCACGGAAATCTCTTCGGTGGAAAATTATTAGCGTGGATTGACGCTGCCGCGGCAGGATATTCGATGCAATTATGTGACACACCAAGAATGGTCACAGTATCAATCGATAAATGTTTTTTTGAAAAACCTGCGAAGGAAGGTCAACTACTTAAAATATACGGAAAACCATCCTCAATAGGTAATACTTCAGTAACACTTTATATGGAAGCTAGGGCACATAATGTTTACACTGGGTCACAAACAATAATTTTAAAAACAAATATTAGATTTGTCTCAATTGACAATGAAGGTAACCCAATTCCAATAAGTGAACGAGGTAAAAGAAAAATACAACAAACAATAGATTTAGAAAACAATGAAGAACATGAATAAAAAGAAGTTTGATTTTAAAGATATTACTATTGTACCTGAAATAGTATCATCTATCTCAAGTCGTAAAGAAATTAATATTTTCACAGAAGATAAAAAATTACCTTTAATTGTGTCACCAATGGATACTGTTGTAGATAATGAAAACTATTTTAAATTCTTAAATAAAGATATGGTTGTTTGTCTACCTAGAGGTGAGTCTCAGATTAATGATGTTTTTTGGTCACTATCTTTGGAAGATTTTGATTTAATAATATATAATGAAATTATTATGGAAGCGGATGAACCTGTTCATATTTTAGTTGATATTGCAAACGGCCATATTGAAAAATTACATAATCTTTGTGAAAAGTTCGTGAAACAAAACAAAAAAAATATTCATAAACTTATGGTTGGTAATGTGGCAAATCCTAAAACATATGCGACTTTATCTGAAATAGGTGTCGACTATGTTAGAGTTGGTATTGGTGGTGGTTCAGGGTGTTTAACTTCCGCGAATACAGGTATTCATTACCCTATGGCGTCACTAATTAACGAAAGTTTTAAATTAAAGAAAACTAATAATTACAAAACAAAAATAGTCGCCGATGGTGGATTTAAAAATTACGATGATATTATTAAGGCGTTAGCACTAGGTGCTGATTATGTAATGTTAGGTGGTATATTAAATAAAACATTAGAGTCTTGTTCTCAAACAAAATTATTTAATTTAATACCTCTTAATGAGAATATCAGTAATACAATATGGATTAAATACCCTTTTTTAAGAAAATATATGTATAAAAACTTTAGAGGTATGAGTACTAAAGAAGTTCAAAGAAAATGGGGTAAATTAAAATTAACAACGTCTGAAGGTATTAGTAAAACTAACAAAGTAGAATATACTTTAAGTCAATGGGTTGATAATTTTAACGACTATTTAAGGTCGGCAATGTCATACACCAATTCAAGAAATTTAGAAGATTTTAAAAATTGTGAAATTGTTTTTATCACCAAAAACGCACTTGAGCGTTTCGACAAATAATTAAATGAACGTTATGGAGACTTTAAGGTCTCCATTTCCTTTTATAACTCTATGAAAAACTCCTTCAGGAATTAAATAACTTTTACCAACCTCTAAAATAACGGGTAATTCGTTATCTAGTTGTACCTTCCAGTTATTAGATTCTAAAACCTTAACAATTCGGTCTTCTTTATCTCTGTGCCACTTTAATTCACCATCGTCAACAGATTCGGTAAAAACTCTAATTTTTTTATCTTCACTAATGGTTTCTTGATAAGGAGTTTTATCCTCAAACCAAACAGGTGTTTGATAATTAATAATGACTCTTGAAGATACTGAATCTTCACCCCCAAAATCTAACCCCATATAAACATAATGTTTAATAATCTTTTCAATTGTTTTATCATTAGTTTGCGGTTCGGTCTGAACAAATACAACAATTTCTTTGTATTTGTTTTCTTTTATGTTATCAATAGTCAATACAATGTCCTCGCCAGTTAAATCTTTAATTTTGGGCTCCGCAAATTTTGTTAAATAAGCTTGAACGATTCTTTTTAATACTCTGTTTGACATTACCAATAACCCCCATAAGTTTTACCGCCCCATAAATGACCGTATCTATTAATTCTACACGCCCAATACCCTGCAGTCATTCTATCTTTTTTAGCTTTACAATTGTGTCTAGATGCAAAAGCCTTTCTAGCCTTTGGGTTTGAGACTTTAGCGGTTAGTCCTCCATGGACATCACCAAACGAGATTTTCTTTACTTTTTTAGTGGATGGGTTTTTAACATATACCACATATTTTTTACCACCACCTGAATTTCTCATAGGTTTTCCTAATTGTACTTTTCTACCTTGGTATTCAGCCTCATTGATAGATTCCTCAATATAGGGTACCTCTAATCTAACTATTTTACCTGTCGATAATTTAACTTGTTTTCCAAAATCAGACTCAACTAACCATCTATCATCTAAACCAATTTGTATTAAATTTTTATTATACAAATTTCTAACTTCATTAATTAAGTTAAAAAAGTTTTCAGAATATGGTCTATAAACGTTTTCGGTTAAAGATAAACCTTCATTTAGATGAAACTCTAATTCTTTAGATATTTTGGTTTCTGTTATTAAATTTAATGGTGTCATTTTATTTAGAAAGTTTTTGAAAGTAAAAGTATAAGCCAAAACATACTGCCGAGATACAATACAAGATTAAATTGGCGTAGAATATACTGTTTGTTAGAGTAAAAAGATAATATTGTATTGCATCGAACCCAAATGGATTGAAGAACATTCCAAGCATTAAAAACTTCACAGATATGTTTTCGAGGAATATCTTCCTCCATGTCCTTATTGGATTCATCGTCCATATTTTGGTATTTAAAGTTTATGTTTTTAAACCTTTTAATATAAATACCTTGAATAATGGATAATTACAAATTATGAAATATTTATTGTTTAAAGACCGTATATATGAGTAAGTTTATAATTAACGAAAAAGAAATTCGTAAGATTGTTAGAAAATACATCTTAGAACAAGTTAGTCCAAATGGTGAGCCAGAAAAAAAACAAAGATGTGTTTCACGTAATGTAATTCCATTAAATGATATGGTAGGTCCATCCGATAGTTTTAAACCATATGCTGGTAAACTTTTAAGGAGAGATGGTGGTATTAATGGTATGACAGATACATTAGATATGTTAAGAACTTTGAGGTTACATCCTGACATTAATGATGGTGGAGAACATTTATCTTATAGTTTAATGAACCATTTAAATAAGTTTAGAAATAAAAACTATTTTGACGAAACAAATGGTGGGTGTGTTAAAGCAATGGACAAAGTAATAGAGCTTTATCGTGAAAACGAACACGGTGAAGAGTTAGTTAAGGATATTGAAAAAGTTTTAAAACACAATGACCCTACTCCAAGGGCAAAAGAATATCTAAAAAGATGTCTTGTGTTAGTTAAAGAAAAATAATCCTCCTTTACGGGGGACTTTTAGGACCGTTACTGTTAAGGTAACAAATTAAAGGGGAATTCGCTACTCCCCTTTTTTATTTCCATTATTTTTATTATCTTTGTAAAAATCTATTGTTATGGAAATAAAATTTGCACCTACTTTTGAAAAAAGTTTAAAAAAATTGATTCGTCGTGAAACTTGGTGGTACAAAACTTACGAGTTTTTCCGCTATGATATTGGTCGTTTTTTAGGTAATGTTTGGAGATTCCGAAAGGGATTATCACAACATTATTGGTGGGACCATCACGGAATGCTAATGTTTATGGAGTCAGCGCTAATTCATATGTCTGATAGACTAGAAAAAGACGGTTTGGAGGTTGATGAATCTCGTCTTAAGAAAGTGGAGAAGATACGTAGAGCGGTTCAAATCATTCAAAATTATAACAATGATTTGTTTATTGACATGGCTGAGGCGGAACTTGGAGAACTTTATTCCAGAGGATTTGACATGAATGATTTTGTTGAGACAGGTGAGACTATCGATAATCCTTTAGGTGAAAAAAATGAAAAAACATACTATTGGGTTGATAGGCTTTCTGAAGAAGAATCTGAACATAACCGTAAAGTTTATCAAAGAGCTCGTGAAATTAGCGATAGCGAGTGGATAGAGTTTTGTGAAATTCTTAAAGGTCAAGATTATGTAAAGTTTGATAAAAACATCGATTTTTACAAACAATTTGATGGTTCTGGTTTAAAAGGTTGGTGGGATTAATAAATTTAACTATATTTGTACTATGAAAAATTTTTTTAAGGATAATACACCGATGATAATTGTCGGTTTATGGTTTATATCGATAATGTTATTAGCAATTTATTTAACTAATTAATATAATATGAAAATCACATTAATTTCAGATACTCACAACAAACACAAGTTAATCACTGAGGATTTACCTGGCGGCGAATTGTTACTACACGCTGGTGACTCAACAAGTATGGGTTACAAACACGAGTTGGGGAATTTCTTCGATTGGATGAATAGTTTAAGTAATTACGACCACAGAGTTTTCATCGCTGGTAATCATGATTGGGGTTTTCAGGACCACTCCGACTTTGTTAAAAAAACTTTGGAGGATTACCCCCACATTGATTACCTCGAAGATGACATGTATGTTCTTGGTGACGATTACCAAAGTGCAGTTAAGATTTGGGGTAGTCCATGGCAACCAGAGTTCTACAATTGGGCGTTCAACTTACCAAGAAATGGTGAAGAACTAAAGGCTAAGTGGGATATGATTCCTATGAACACCGACATCTTAATTACTCACGGTCCTGCTTGGGGTTATGTTGATAGTGTTGAGGGTCGCAGAGGGGAACACTTGGGTTGTGAGTTACTTGCGGAAAGAATCAAAGTTGTAAAACCAAAGATTCACCTTTGTGGTCACATCCACACTGGTAATGGTTATATGTTTGATGGTGATACTCACTACATCAACGCGGCGGTTCTTAATGAAAGATACAACTACGCTCACAAACCATTCCACATCGATTGGAATCCTGAAACTAACGAACTTGTGTTCTTAGATTAGTAAAAAAGAAATGGGGGTCACTGACCCCCATTTTTAATTTATAAACTCATTAACATGTCCATTAATTCCTGTTGTGGGAACATATCCACTTTATCTTTTCTAGTGTTTGTGTGTGTCCACAAACCTTTTACTTTTCCATAATACGCATTTTCATTAAATTCAAAAGCGTCTGCCCCTTTTTCTTTAACTAATTCAGGTAAACCAGCTCTTACATCAATACTATCTCTTTCACCAATCCATAAAATCCATTTATGTAATTTACTAATTTGTGCGTCTGAATATCGGTGCCAAGTTTTATGTCCTCTAAAAGGTTTTGATAATTCCACAATTTGTGATTCTACAACTGGTGTTCCTTGATACGCCTTTCCGTTAACAACATACCCAAAGTTACATACTTCAATAGCAACTGAGTTTTTGTGCATTTTTTGAGAACCGTTAGCCCCTAAATGCCAACCATAGTTTCCTTCAGGGAACGCTTGGACCATTTCTCCATCGTATTTGTCGTCGTTTCCTTTAATTGAAGGCCCTCCTAATACGAATTCAGTTGCAATCGCGCCCCTATTATCTTTACCCCAATTGTTAATTGTATTGTAAGGGTTATGCCAACCTGCCGTGTGGTGTAAGAACACCCATTCAGCATTAATAGGACCTTGTTTATATTCACCTATAGGTAAAAAGTGTCTATGAATCACCAAACCATTTTCTGTGGTATAAACATTTTCTGACAAATCTGTAGTTGCTAACCCCATAGCGTCCCATGTTTTAGGTCCCACAATACCATCAGGTGTTAATCCATTTTTCTTTTGCCATTTTTTAACTGCAGCATCTGTTTTAGGCCCAAAATCACCATCAGTGTTTAGTCCGAGAAACTCTTGGAGTTCTTTAACTTCTTTTCCTTTACTTCCGAGTTTTAAAATCATAATATATCTTTATATATAAATATAAAAATAATTTATTTTTATTACTTTTTACCCCCTAATTTAGTTCTTTTCACGCTTGTACGCACTGGAGGTTTTTTATACTTAATTTCAACCTCATATGGGTTTACCATACTAATTTTAGAATTGTATCTCCATATACTTATGGTTTCTTCATCCTCATAAACTCTTTCCCATTTTTTATGTTCTTGTTCTTGTTTTTTTGCCATAATACAAATATACAAATATTTTTTTAGACCGCCAAAACTTCTAGATTATTTAGTTCATAAGCTCTCGCCATACGAGTCATTCCAATACCACCACCAAAACGAGGAAAGAAGGTGAAAGATAAGAACTCTTCTAATTCTTTCTCAACTCTTTCTTTACCAAATAGTTCAAACAACTTGGCGGAATAACCGCCATCTTCGATGGTATAAAACATATTTCTCATTTCTTCAACATTACAACTTCTTTCCGCAGAACCAATAGTTTCTTGACCAAATAGTATAACATCAACTTTATTAAATATTCCGTTTTTATCGTGTTTCATATTCCAAAATGGGTTTGTTCTTAATGGAAAATTCTGTAATGACACAACCGAACTTTTTTCTTTCCACATCCTTGTTTCGTGTTCATCTTCTAAAATAGGTATTCCACCATATTCTTGACAAACCTCATCATAATTAACTTCAATTATATCATCATCAAAACCAAGATGATTTAGTAAATCATTTTCTAATTTAATCAAGTCTTTCATAGTACCTTTTGATTCGAACTCAAACATTGGGAAAATTAACTCATGCCTGCCAGGGATTGGGTTTTTTTCTTCTCGATATGAAGTTGATACGCAGAAAACTCCATTCCATTCAGGGTTTTTTAACAATTCATACTCTAACCACATTTGACCTGTTTGAGGTAGTGGCCAAATTAATCCACCATACTCAAATGTTTTAACTGAATGCGGATTTTCACACGCAGCTAAAATCGATAATCTAGATTGTGTTGGTACCTCAACAAAACCTTTCTCTAAGAAGAACTCTCTCATCTTCTGTACTAACTCGTTGTAAATTTTTGTGTTTTTCATTTTATTTTATTTTTGGTTTATTTTTATTTCCGTAAGGGCAAAAAAAATCCCCTCAATAGAGGGGATTAATAATGGTCGAATGTCTTGTTTCTTAAATTTCTGTAATGTAATATCTCTAAAATATGTGACCATTGGAAATAAATATATTATATTTGATTAAAAGGTCAAGTTTAACTATACTTTTTAACTAAAATGTTATTTTGTCACATTGTGTTATATAAATAAATTAGATTTATGACATTTTGTCAGTATTTACAAATTGGCACATTTTTGTTAGAGTTGTTGTATAAATAAAAAATAAAATTAAATAATTAATATGGATTTATTTGGAGGATTTAGAAATGATAAACATCTCGATGACATGATGAAGTCGATAAACGAGAGATTAAAAAAGTTTGGTTTTGAATCATTTAACTTTGATTTTGACATGAAAATGGAGTCGGGTATTGACTCTAAAGATGGTGAGTGGACAAAAACAACTTACACCAGTGAAGATGGTACAACTCACATTGTTACCATGACTAAAGGTTTTGGTGGTAATAAACCATCTTACGATAAGTCGGATAATATTGAGTACTTAAGGTCTCAATTATCCTCAGCTATTGAATCTCAGAATTTTGAAAAGGCGGTTGAGATTCGTGATAGAATTAACGAACTTAAAAACACCGAAAATAAAATAGTTGAGTTGGAATCTGAGTTATCTAACTCAATCAAAGAACAAAACTTTGAGAAGTGTATCGAACTTAGAGATAAAATAAAAAAATTAAAAAACAAATAATATGGGAAAGATTATAGGAATTGATTTAGGAACAACTAACTCTTGCGTCGCGGTTATGGAAGGGAGTGAACCTGTTGTGATAACAAATAGTGAAGGTAAAAGAACAACACCTTCCATAGTAGGTTTTACTGGTTCAGGTGAAAGAAAAATTGGTGACCCCGCCAAAAGACAATCAATCACAAACCCTGAAAAAACAATTTACTCGATTAAAAGATTTATGGGGACTTCATTTGAAGAGTCTAAAAATGAAGTTAAAAAAGTCCCTTACAAAGTTGTAAACCAAAAAAATAGTCCTCGAGTATCTATTGACGACAGGATGTATTCACCACAAGAATTGTCCGCAGCGGTACTCCAAAAAATGAAACAAACCGCGGAAGACTATTTGGGGCAAAGTGTAACGGACGCGGTCATTACAGTACCTGCGTATTTTAATGACTCCCAACGACAAGCAACTAAAGAAGCTGGTGAAATTGCGGGTCTTAACGTACTTCGTATTATTAACGAACCTACCGCGGCAGCTTTGGCGTATGGATTGGATAAAAAATCAAAAGACATGAAAATTGTTGTATTTGATTGTGGTGGTGGAACACATGACGTTTCAGTTCTTGATTTAGGTGATGGAGTATTTGAAGTTTTATCGACGGATGGAGACACTCATTTAGGTGGTGATGATTTTGACCAAGTAATAATTGATTATTTATCGTCAGAATTCAAAAAAGAAAATGGTATTGATATCACTAAAGACCCAATGGCGTTACAACGTCTTCGTGAAGCTGCGGAAAAAGCTAAGATTGAGTTATCATCTTCACCAAGTACTGAAATTAATTTACCATACATTACCGCAGATTCTACAGGTCCAAAACATTTAGTTATAACACTTAATCGGGCTAAGTTTGAATCTTTAACCGAATCTTTGGTTAAAAGAACTATTAAACCTTGTGAAACCGCATTAAAAAATGCCAATCTAAATCCATCGGACATTGATGAAGTAATTTTGGTTGGCGGGTCAACACGTATTCCCGCAGTCCAAGAAGCGGTTAAAAAGTTTTTTGGTAAAGAACCTTCTAAAGGTGTGAACCCTGATGAAGTTGTTGCTCTTGGCGCGGCAATTCAAGGCGGTGTATTAGGTGGTGACGTAACTGATGTATTATTATTAGATGTAACACCATTGTCTCTTGGTATTGAAACGATGGGTGGGGTTTTCACCAAACTTATTGAGTCAAATACAACAATCCCTACCAAAAAATCTGAAACTTTCTCAACGGCAGTTGATAACCAACCTTCAGTAGAAATTCACGTACTTCAAGGAGAAAGAACAATGGCTAAAGATAACAGAACTATTGGTCGTTTCCACTTAGATGGTCTACCACCATCAATGAGGGGTGTTCCTAAAATTGAAGTTACTTTTGATATTGATGCAAACGGTATTATTAATGTTTCGGCAATTGATAAGGCGACCAACAAACAACAATCAATCCGTATCGAATCGTCTTCAGGTCTTTCAAAAGAGGAAATTGAAAAAATGAAAATTGAAGCTGAACAAAACGCTGAGGCGGATATGAAGTTAAAAGAAGATGCCGATACACTTAACTCAGCAGATTCTTTATTGTTCCAAGTAAACAAGTCAATGAGTGATTTAGGGGATAAAATAAGTGAAGAACAAAAATTGGAAATTAATTCAACAATCGATAAGTTAAAGGAGTCACATAATCAGAAAAATGTTTCTGAAGTTAAAACTTTAATGGAGGAGTTAAATAGTAAATTCCAAAAAATTACTCAGGATTTATATGAAACCGCATCTGAAACTCAAGAAAACGATTTTGATGCATCGGATGTTGAGTTTGAGGAAGTAAAATAAATTGATTTTATTATAAAAAATATAGAACCCCCGCTTTTCATAGTGGGGGTTTTTTATTATCTTTGTTCTATGGAAAAGTTAATTATGCTGATGAGTATTGTGTGTTTTATCAGCTCATCATTTTTTTTAGTTGCTAAGGTTACGAAAACAAATCAGTTTTTCACGTTTTTGTTTAGACTTATCGGTATATTAGGTGTTGGGTTACCTATCTTATTTTGGTTAAAACTGAACTCGATAATTTAATTAAAAAATGAAAGTAATATTTTTAGACCATGACGGAGTAATCTGTTTATCCTCAGAGTGGGGTGGTCGTCACAAGAAACAAAAAAAATGGGGTGGTCGTAAATTATCTATGACCAACAAAGAGGTTCCATTAGATTATAGATTTGACAACTTTAATAAAAAAGCGGTTAAGGTACTTAATGAAATCTTAGAAGAAACTGGTGCTGAACTCGTTACATCATCAGATTGGAAAAATTGGGCTAACCTTGAGGAAATGGGTGAATACTACGAGAAACAAGGTATTATCAAAAAACCAATCGCATTAACTAAAAATTTGGGTCAGTGTAATTGGTACAATAATATGGTTTGGGTTTGGTCACCTAAATGGGATTTAGAAATGACTCGTGTTATTGAGATTAAACAATTTTTACACGACCATCCTGAGGTTACTCATTGGGTCGCAATTGACGACTTAGATATGGGTAAAAATGATGAGAGTTGGAAAGATTGGGGGTTAGATAACTTTGTTCTAACACCAAAGGGAAATGAAGGAATTAAACAGTTAGGTATCAAAGAAAAGATTATAAAATTCCTTAAATAATAATGCCATTCTTTTGTCACAAATTAAACCCCTCCCACAAAGAGGGGTTTTTTATTATTCTTCAATTTTGTCGTCTTCTTTAAAGAAATTTGTTAAGAATTTACCAACAACACCTAATAGTATTGACGATATAATCATTGATTTCAACTCGATAGTGGTAAAAATATCTTTTAGGTTGTCAAATTGCCACAACCCACCAATTGATAAGACTGTTGCTGACGCTAAAAGAGAGTCCCCAATTCTTCTCCATTTTTTAGGAGTCGGTTTCCAATAATTACTCATCATATTTTTTTACCTTTACTTATAAATATTTTAACATGTCTTATTATCTTCCTTGACCTCGATATTTTTTTGGTTTCTCCTCTTTAGGTCCAAATTTCTTTTTTAATTTACCAACACTTTTTTTACCGAATGATGTTTTCATCGAATTAGATGAACTTAATTTACTTCCTTTAGCCATTTTAATATTTTAATTTATTGTTTATTTACACCAAATAAATATAAATTTAATTAAAAAAAAAGTGGGGATAAAATCCCCACTTTTTCATATATATAAAGGCTCTCGCAATGAGAGTGATAGTTATTATAAATATATCACTTTTTCTAAAAAATCAATGTTTTAATGCCACCCACCAATAATTTTTTGTAAATCAAACATCATTGATTTCATATCAGTATTCATGTTTTTTGGTGAGATTTTTTTAAGTTGCTCCATTGAGTCAAACATTTTTAATCCGTATTTTTTCCACCATCGATTAACCATGTAAGTCATTGTAATTAAAACTACTACTAAAATTGTTAAAATAATATTTAGGTACATATATTTTTTTTATTAAGTATACACAATAATAACCCACATGTCAAATAGATTGATTAAGTTATTTTTTAAATTATATTTAAATTATGAAAAAATGTTTAGAGGTTTTACTTAACAAAATTTTTAAAAAAGATTTAGAATTACTTTTTGGTAATGGTAGTATAATCCACGTTAATAGTTGTAAATACTCAACTAACAATCTAACATTTGTAATTGATTGCAAAATTTTAGTTTCAGATGTTAAATTAACAGAAGAAGTCTATCCCGACGGTTTAATTATTTTGGTTGAAGACTCTTGGAAATATATGGGTTTTGATGAAAAGATATCGGTTATAACCTCAATTGACCTTCTTTAGAAATCAATCCGTTATTCACATATTGATAATAAACACTTTCAACAACAGAAATCCTATCCATTTCATTTTTATCTAAAAGTTTTGAGGTAACCTCCGTACTGAATTCATTAAAGACTCCACTAATGTGAGCAGCCCAATACAATTCTTCAATAATTTCTTCGTTAGTCATTATACCAAAGTTTAAATGTGTTCAATAAATATCACTTAAATACAAATATACGAAAAAGTATTTGATTATTCGAGTGATTATACTTAAACTTATAAAAAAAATATTATGAAACAAATTGAAAATGGTGATAGTGTTAAAGTTCACTACACAGGAAAATTAGAGGACGGTACAATTTTTGACTCGTCTATGGTTGAAGGTAGAGAGCCTTTAGAAGTCGTATTGGGTAACAATATGTTGATTAAAGGTTTCGAGAATGGTCTTATGGGATTAACTGAGGGTGAAACTAAGACTATTGAAATTGAACCTTCCGATGCTTATGGTGAATATACCGAAGAAATGATTAATGAAATTCCAAGAGCTCAAGTACCTGAAAATGTACAGGTTGGTGAAAGACTCCAAGGAATGAGTCCAATGGGTCCAATCAATGTTCATGTTATTGAAGTTAAAGATGACACTGTAGTGATTGATGCAAACCATCCTTTGGCAGGTAAAAAATTGACTTTTGAAGTAGAAGTTATTAGTGTTAATTAAAAACAAATAAAAATGGAAGAGAAATTAAAATTAATTAAAGAAAAACTTAAATCTATTTTTAAACATACCTTAATTTATTTGATTATAGTATTTGCGGTAATATCGTCATTCTTTGTTGGTATTTATTACAATGAGGTAACAAAAAAAGAAAAAAAATATGAGGTTACCAAGATTATTAAGGATGAGGTTAGTTTAGCTATTGACGAAAATAGTAATTTAATCATTATAGAAAATAAAACAGGTGATTATACAATTTATGAAGATTCTGTTGGGGTTTCTATCTTTAGATTATACGCTAAAAACGTCTGGGGACAACATAAACAATAGACATTATGAAAGTTAAACACATTTTTTTATTTGTAGTTTTATTACTCTCAACTTTAGTTGTGGTAAGTCATTTTAATATTACTACAATTTTTAAATGTGATAATAATGAAGTGGTGATAGGTGGGTCAGGTGGTTATCCAAAATCACCTGTATCACTTAAAATGTACGATTTACTTGAGAAGTATAGTTCTGAGTACGATGTCCCAAGATATATTGCTTACAACGTGGCTTTTTTAGAAACTAGATATCAAGGGCCATTTGATTGGTCATATGACCCATATTTAACCTCAAGTGCAGGGGCTGTAGGACCAATGCAAATTATGCCTTCAACAGCAAATTATATTAATAAGAGAAAAATTAACAAAGAAACTCTTAAAAACGATTTAGAATTGAACATTGAGACGAGTATGAAGTTGTTGAGTAAACTTTACGAAAGGTATGAAAATTGGGGGGTTGTTTGTGGTTGTTACAATACTGGTAGACCAATAGTTAATGGGTACGCGGTTTTCTGTTCAAGTAATAAAAATTATAGAGATAATTGGATTTACGTAGAAAATTAATTATTCGTACATTTTAGGTAATTTTTTTGGGTTAACCTTCTCAAAAGTTTTAACTAACGAACCAGCTTTAGAATTAGCCTCATCTTCGATAGGACCCCCAATATCGGGTCCTTTTTCTTTGTTAGAAACACTGAATTGGTGTTCATGTACCCATTCATGTGCTAAAGTTCTACAAATATCTCTATTCATCCTATTTTTAGATAGGACTTTTAACTCATGTTTGTTGTTACGGCTACCAGTAGACATACCCTCTTTTTTATTACCTAAAAACATGATTGTGATGTCTTCTTTAAGAGGTAACTCATTTTGTAAGAATTTAATAAAATTATTAAAAAACTCGTGGTCTTTATGTTTTATACCAGAATGGATATGTTTTACGGTGACTTTCATAATGATAAATATATTTAACTTATTTAATAAGTAAGATATTTATTTAAAAAGTATAATTTATGCGTAAAAAATTAATAATCACCGAAGAGGAAAAAAACGACATCAGGGGTTTATATGGACTTGAGAACGAAAATAACCCTTTGGCGTTATTATTAAAGGCCGCCTTGGGTGTTAAATCTGATAATAAAACAGATGACGTTAGTAACACCAATAAGAAAGATTCATCTTTAGATTTCAATACTTCAAATCTAACAACTGGAAATGTTGAATTAAAAGGAAACTTTAATAGTGAACAAGAAAAAGTTATTAAATTGATTATAGACGAAATGGAAAAACAAGGGATTAAAGACCCTTTAGCCCAAATTGGTATTCTTTCAGTAATTGATAAAGAAAGTGGTTTTAGAACCTATAAAGAGATTGGGTATGGTGGTACTTCAGATAGTAGAATTGAAAGTGTTTTTGGTAAGAGAGGAACTAAATGTAAACACCTAAAAAAAGATAACCCTAAGTTTTTTGATTGTGTTTATGGAAAAGACTCAGGTGTTAGATTAGGTAACGACCAACCAGGTGACGGATGGAAATATGTTGGTAGAGGTCTGAATGGTATTACAGGTAAAGCAAACTATAGAAAATATGGTAATATGATTGGTGTTGATTTAGTAGGTAATCCTGAACAAGCGGAGGACCCTAGAACTGCCGCAAAAATAGCTATCGCATTTTTTACTAAAGGTAAACCATCATCTTCTTTCCCTAAATTTAATAGTAAAGAAGATTCTGTTAATTATTTTGCAGATTTAAATGCTGGGAGAGCCAATTCCAAATTCGGTAGAACTGCTGCTATAGCATCATCAAGTAAGTTTGATGTTGATTATTCTAACTTAGCTTAAGTATTTTGACATATTAATTGCCGCTTGTAAAGCGTCGTCTAAATTTTCTATCACTTTTTTACCTCTACGTTTGAATGGTATAACACTAGTAATACCGTCTAAAAATAACCATTCTTGGTCAAATTCATCACCTTTTTGATAAGTTTTGGTAAATTTTTTAACATACCCATCCCATTCTTCTTCAGGATAATCTTCCTTTTTAGGGACATAGTTTTCATCAAACAATCTATCACCTATTTGAAACAAATTACCTCCTCGATGTGAGTACCCATAATAACCTTTAACACCATCTATACCACTAAGAACTGTCTTATAACCATATGCGGTTCTCCATACAATCGCAACACCACGAGGATATTCATCACACACGGTCATACCATTTTTAAAGTACCACCAAGCTTCCTCAATACTACCAATATAGGTACCATCTTGACTTAAGAATGAGTTATATAAAGTGTGTTCATTATTAGGACCAAACTTATGCTCACCAATCTTACCATCGGTGTACATTTGTATAAGTTCTAGTTTTACAGGGTCAATCTCTTGACCAAAACCGTCCTCAGTCTTTACATAATTAATTTTAAGTCTACTAACTAATTTAGTAAAACCAAGATTCAAATGAACCTTATTTAGTTTATTAGCCCCACTTGAATAATGAGGATTTTTCTCAAATTTCAATCTAAGTTTACCTTTATATGGTGTTTGGTTTTTAATAAACATATTAATTTAAATAAAAAGTATATCCTTTACTCCAGTAGTCACCATAATCACGGAATTGCGATAAATCCACATTGTTATATTTTAACCCAGTCATTAGTTCAATAACTTCACCAACACTAACAATAATTGGTTCCAAATGTTTGGGGTCAAAATCCTCCTCAATATCTAGGTCATAAATCATAGGAGTCCCTTTAATATAATCTTCAACAAGAAGAGTGTTTGGGTCTTCAAACAAATATTCAACATCCTCTGTTTGAAGGTTTAGATTGTCGTCAGACTCCCAAATTTTGTCACCGTTTTCGTTGTAAACTCTAATACTCAACAAATATGGGTTTGGGTATAACCCTAAAACAACTTCATCAGTATCCAAGAAGTCATCAACTTCTAAGATATTACAAATTTCCGTTACATCCATCCCATCATCAACAACATCACCATCAACAAGTTGTTGTTTTTGGTCATCAGTAAGGTTAAATACATAAACCTCACCACCTTTACCACTTACTTCAATTTTATACTTTTTCATTTTTATAGTTGATTACAAAGTTCTTTACAAATTTCATACTCCTCAATTTTTTCAAAATATGGTAATATATGATTTATCATCATAATTTTATCGTCATTTGAATATCCTTCAAATTGAAAGTTATCATCTTTCATAGTTTGATACATATTCCACATCGATTTATCTAAAATTTCGGTATCTAAAATCTCTTTCATAACTTTTAATTTGATAATGGTGCTTTAATTGTTGGATGTGATTGATAATCTTTCAATGTAAAATCACTCACCACATAAGATTCAATACTTGGTCTTGACCCTTCATAAGTTGGGAACTGATTTAATGTTGGTAACTCAAATGGTTCTCTACCAATCTGTTCTTTTGCTTGTTCAATATGATTTAAGTATAAGTGAGTATCACCCAAGTTTCCAATCAATTGGTCAGGAACCATATTCACTTCTTTAGCTAAGATAGTAAGTAATAGTCCGTAAGAAGCAATGTTGAATGGTAAACCTAAGAATGTATCTACTGAACGTTGATTCCACATTAAAGAAATTGCTCTACGTGGAATACCATAAGAATCCATGTGTTCGTGAAAATAATCTGTTGAACGATTCATTGGTACTCGTGAACCATTGTATATATCAATACGTTCATCTAAATTCAACTCTCTTGTATAAACTTGAAATCCGTAATGACAGGGTGGTAAAACCATTTGGTCTAATTCACCTACATTCCAAGCATTAACCATCAATCGTCTTGAGTCAGGATTTGTTTTAAGGTCGTTGATTAGGTTTTGGATTTGGTCTATACCTACTAAATAATGTTCACGTCCTTCAGTACCATATACTACTTTTAAGATGTCATGTTGTCCTTCGTGAAACCCTTTCCAATCTCTCCATTGCTTACCATACACGGGCCCGAGTTCACCCCACTTCTTAGCAAACTCATCATCGGTTTTGATTTTGTTGATGAACTCTTCTTGTGTTAAATAAAAGAAAGGTTTCTCGGCTTTACCCTCTAAATAAGCATTTATTTGCCCTATCTTATATTCCTTTGATGTGTTTTCTAGCAATGGATAACCCCAACATTGGTCATTGTGTCCTTTTGCTAATTCTTCACCATTAAAATTATTTGAGTCAACTTCAAATTGTCTACACCAATTCTTATAAGCGTCCCCATCCCAAATATGACAATTATTATCAACTAAGTATTTGATATTTGTATCACCTCTTAAAAACCATAGTAGTTCTGTCACCATAGTTTTCCAAGCCATCTTCTTGGTAGTAAGTACTGGAAAACCATCTTGCATATTATGACGAATGGTATAACCAAAAATACTTTTGGTTCCTGTACCTGTTCGGTCTTTCTTTTCAACTCCGTAATCTAAAATAGTTTGGAGTAATTCTTGGTATTGTTTATCTAGTTTGTTCATAAATCCCAAATTGTTTTTCGTTTCTTTTTAAACTTATTTAAAATTAATTCAATAATGAATATTATCTTTTGAAATACCCTTCTCATCGTTGTTTAATCCATTTTCTATCCGAATTTAGTAAAAACTCACCAATAAAACAATCCTTTTTGTCCCAATCTTCAGGAGAAAGTAAAGAAAGGGTGTTAATACCCTTAAAATTATACAAAAAGTAACTTTTACCAACAATAGGGTCAAAAGAAATTTTAGATTCCCAAACCATAACCGAATCGTTGTATTCTTGGTAAAGTTTTTGGATTTTTTCCACCAATTCGTCTTTTTCTCTCTCAAAAACGTCTAACATTTTCTTTGAGGATTCTTTTTTAACCAAACCAACGTTGGGTAAATCAAACTTTGGTGCAGTTACATTAGTGGGATACGACTTTTTACTAGCATCGTACCCATTTTCTTCGCTCCATACTACTAAATCAGGTTTTTTCATCATACATGGTATATTGAGAACTCGAATCCTGTAAAATCAGTGAAATAACTAGTTAATCCAATCTCTTTAGTGTCAGTACCGTTGAGCCTTACTCCAACAAAGACTGCAGGAGTATCTTTAACCCACTCACCAGACTCATTTAACTGATTTCTTTCCAATATTTCATAATTAACCACCTCTATTTTACCTTCGGGGTACAATTTCTCCAACATGGATTCAAATAATTCTCGTCTCACAATCAAGTTTAGGTGAAATTTTAAGTTTTATCAATATTTTTGTACTAACCGCTTGTATTATCGGAAAAGATTTTCTAATTTTGTGGTGTAATCAATATTTTAATTAAAACAAAAAGAAAACTATGGCAACAAAATCAGGAGGACGCGGTCGTTACATCACTAAGGTTGGTTTTTACGACATTTATGCAAAAGACGCAATGAAAAAAGGTACTAATGGTAAAAAATCTGTATCATCAACAGAATATGTTGTTTACCATTCAAAAAAAATTGTTGAGAAAGGATTAAAGACTAAGGATTTGGCGGTGACTAAAGCTATTGAGTTGTTAGGTGATAAATATAGGGCGGTTTATAGTCTTTAATATTAAAAAGTCGGTTTTCCGACTTTTTTTATTTGAGATTATTTATTTTTTCACCTATATTTTATAAAAAAAATGATTAATATGGATTTTGGAAAAGATTTTAGAAAGTATGCGATGAGCGAACATGGTTTGTCATCAATGAACCTACACTATTTTGAAAATAGTATCGAGAACTCTATGACTCCTTACATTTTAGAAGAGCGTGAGATGAGAGTTACTCAAATGGATATCTTTTCTCGTTTGATGAGAGAACGTTTATTGTGGGTTGCAGGCCCTGTTGATGATAGAATGTCAACAGTAGTTCAAGCACAATTAATGTATTTAGATTCGGTTGATAGTACCGATATCACTATGCACATAGATAGTCCTGGTGGTTCAGTAAAATCAGGTTTGAGTATGGTTGATGTTATGGATTACATTAAATGCGATATTCGTACCGTAAATACTGGTATGGCGGCGTCAATGGGTTCGGTTTTATTAGGTGCGGGTACTAAAGGTAAACGTTCATCATTACGTTTTTCTCGTACAATGCTACACCAATCATCAGGTGGGTTTAGAGGTAATATTCAAGATGCGGAGATTGACATGACTGAATGGAAAAAAATTAACCAAGTACTATTTGACTTGTTAGGTAGTTATTGTGGTAAACCTGCTAAACAAGTTATGAAAGATGCCAGTCGTGATTTATGGTTGACTTCTGATGAAGCTCTTAAGTATGGTATTATTGATGAGATTGTAACTAGTAAGAAGAAATAAAAAAAGGGGTTTAAAACCCCTTTTTAATTATTTAGATTTTTTACAAAATGGTTTACCCTCTTTTGAATTAAAAACAATTACATTATCTTTTTCTTCCCCTTTAGTTAGACCCAATTTTGTTGAGTTAAATTTCCAACAATCGGGTAGTTGATTAATTTCGGAATTACCCAATGGTTTTACTGTCGTTGTTTGTGTTGTAGTCGGAGCAACAGTTGTCGTTTGTGTTGTAGTACCTGATTGTGGTGGTTCGGTTGTACCGCTAGTTGTTGTGGTTCCTGATTGTTGTTCTCTTAATATAAATTTTTTATCAAGTCTAACATTGGCTTCGTGAATACTTCGTAATTTATTACTCATAAGATTATTTTAATAATAAATATAAGTTATTTATTCTTTAGTTTATCTACGTAAATATATTTTATTGTGTCACCAATGTGGTAAACATCATTTTGGTTGGTAATTATTTTTTCACCACAATCAGTTGTATAGTAATACTTACTATATGGTTCTAAGGTACTAATATTCTTTTTTACCTCAACACTTACAATCACACATTTTATAACTAAATCATTTTTTGTAATTTTGTGAGGTTCCCTACAAGAATATAATGACAACCCAATAAATAAGTAATAAAGTTTTTTAATCATATTTAATTTTACATAAAAAAAATAATCAAGTCAAATAAGTTTAATTGATTGAAAGTTTGTCTGACATCATTTGACTTAACGTTTGCCCGCCGCTAACATTTAACCCACTTGTTACACTACTTTTTTGTGTTTGAGTCGTACCAGACGTTACATTGGTTTTTGGTATCCCAGCAGTACCTGAAGTACCTTGAGTACCTGATGTTCCATCGGTACTTGGTGTTTCTTGTTTAGTTTGTTTTTCTTTTACTTTTGTGATTAAAACTGTTAACTGAGAATCCGCCTCATTTTGAGTAGGATACTCCTTAAAATATTGTGAAAATTCACTAAATTCTGGTAGTGAAATAGGGTCTACATTGGTCCCATTTTTATTAATATATATTTTATATCCTTTTGGGTTCAAAGTGCTTTGAGGAAATTGTTGTGTATACCATTGATTATATGGTTTTGCCGCATCGTAAAAACTAACCTCATTAATTATATATCTCCTTTCTAAAAGGATATTTGCTCTTTGTATTGATTGTTTTTTATGATAACTCATTATTTAATAATATAATCATCAACATTTATTGTTACTATAGAATTTAATTCATTTTCACCAGTATCGATATATATTTTATAATTATTTGGTAATTTGGAATAAAAGAAATTAATTTTATCTCTTACTTCTTTACCATAATCATAAGAATCGTCAAGAAACTTATTCCATTTAGGTGTAAACCCTTCTAATGGGTTCCCGTTTTTGTTGGTTGTTAATCCAAAAAATAATGATGCCCCTCTATCCCTATAATTATCTTTGTCAAGATAAAGATTTGTTTGTTCGGCTAATTTTTTAATGTTAATAAATAAATCAATATATAAAATATATTTATATTTTTTATAATTACTATCTAATTGCCAACCAACAATAAATGGATACTTTTTTGCCGCGGCTTTAATCGACATATCCAAACCTTTAACTTGCAAATCATTAAAATTATTATCTCTAAATTCCTCCATAACTATTTACACCCGTAAATTGTATTACCTCTTTTCATGTTTTTAAAATCAAGAAAAATTAAAAATGTGATATACGCTAATGGTGATTTTTTCCAACTAAAGGCACATTTGAATAATTTACTTTCAGCTTTATAAATAAGACATCGTAAAAGTCTTAATATAATCCAAGTACCCAAAATAACCCAACCCCAAATAGGTATTAAAGTTAATACAGGTTGTAATACAGTAATTAACTCAGCTTGTTCTTTAATAGGTTCTTTATCCTCAGGATTTTTCATCTTATTTTTAACGTAAGATATCATTTGTTTGATATCATCAATAGATGCGTTAGGTAAAATCTCACTCAATTTACTATCTAATTGATTTTTGATTTCTTCTAAACTTGAAGGTATTGCTAAAGTATCACCACTACTAATAATGTCGTTAATCCCTAATGTTTGGATTTCATTATTAATTTGTTCAACCTTTTCTAAACCTTTTCCTGTTTCAAAATTAATACACGCTTCGGGAGAGCCAATATCTTCAAAAGGACCACCTTCATTGATTTTTTGTTCAGATATGACCACACCTCTTTTATACCCCAAAAGATATTTCATAGTGTTTAATTCTTCATTTAATATATTTTTAGACATGATATTATATTCTACTTTTATAAATTATTTTAAAAATTACTATAAACAACCGACTCCTTATCAATAAAGGTATTGTTTTTAGGGAATTCATTTATTGGTTTTGCAACACATTTTAACGGTTTAATACTTTCTATTGAAACTGGTTGGTATTTTTTAAGTACTAACATTTTTTTACCTGAAGTGAAAACTAAATAATCCACATACTGTTCATTAACTGTGATTCTATTTCTTTTAAACACTTTATAACCCCCTTTTTCTTTGATTCCAGATGAAACCATATCACAAGGGGTTTGGTCTAATTTTGATAAACTACCAACACTTTTAACCTGTGTTTTAAAAATATCACCATCCTTTTCAAAAATCATATCTACACCTAACTTAGTATCGATAGGACTACCTTCAGAAGCTCGGTAGATTAAATTATATCCGAGTTTAGTCATTTCATCAATTACAAATTCTTCCGATTTATCACCCTTAGTGGTATTTAACCTGTTGTTTTGTATGTATTTATCGTAATTACCTTTTAAGTATTTTTGATAATAGTGTTCAGGTCTATCAAACATTTGGTTCGATAAATTATTAATCTCTTTTACTTCACTGTATTTATTAGTTTTTAAATTCTCAACTATTTTACAAACACAATATTTTTCATCGATTAAAATATCTGTAATTAATACCGCCAAATCACTATAGTTAGTGTTTAGTTTATTAATAGGCATCCAATTACCATCATCATCGTACATCATTTTAATCGACATTACATCATCAATTCTTTTATCGTCGAAATTAAAAAATCTTTTAAGGATATCCTTATCTTTTTTGTACTGTTCAGAATTTTTTGGCATGTATTGTTTATGCCTATCAAGAGCAACGTCTATTGGTCTGCGAAAAAACTTTTTTGTTTCAACGGTGTTTAACAAAGTAGTTAATTCGTTGATACATTTTTCATTTAGGCAAACACTTTCAAATTGTTCTTGGGTGATTAATATCTCCATATAGAATAAATATCTGTATAAATAAAAAACCCCCTTAAAAGGGGGTTATAGAAATTATGAAGGTTATTAACGTGTCATCAAAATGTTTATTTGTTGCATAATTTGACGTTGTCTAGCTTCTAACTGAACAATTTCAGTTATTTGGGCTCTATTCAAATCAATGTTTTGACCTTTAATTTCATTAATTTTGTTATGTAGTCTAGTGTGTTCATTTAACAACTGACCATAAAGTGATGCTTTTTGAGATTCGTTCATAATTTTAAGTTTAATTTTTAATTTAGTTATGTAAATAATTAAGACCTTTCTTTATCAATAATATTAACAGGTAATCCATAATTTTTTTCAAACCAAGGTCTTAATAGTTGTTTAAAATTTTCAACACCAAAAACATTTATTACGTTTCTGAAAAACCATTCAGCGTAATATAATGCTGGTGACTCATTTTCTTCGGTATAATCATTACCTGTTGGGTGGTATTGTAGTGCCCATTCGTCATCTTCCCAATCATCCTCAACATTTTCGTAATAATTGTAGACATCTAAATCAACATATCTGTTTTTTTCAGAAACATAGTAGTCATAACTTTTATCAGCTCTTTCTAAATCCTTAAACTCAGTCATAATAGAGTTAAAAATGGTTTCTAACTGTTTATGTTTAATTTTTATATCCATATATATAAATAGTTAAAAAACAAAAACCCCACCTTGTGAGTGGGGTTCTAAATTCTATAATAGAATAAATTAAGCCTTTGCTTTGTCGACTACAGACCAAATAATACCAGTTAATGTGATAACACCACCAATTACTTCTGTCAAAGTAGCTTCGTCAATTAAACCTTTAGTAACTAGGATACCACCAACAAATGTTAAAGTGTGTCTTAAAATACCTAATACTTGTGCTTTAGTTAATTTCATGTTTTTTTTTGTTAAAAAAGTTTATTTTATTACTTATAAATATATCTAAAGCGATTAAAACACTTTATTTCTCAATATCACTCATTCTTCTTATTGAGTATGAGATAATGTACCCACCAAAGAAACAATTCAATAATGAAGGAAATCCATTACCTGAAAATCCAACAATTAGTGATGTAAAACCTAAAATAACACCAAAAATTAATTCTTTCTTACTAATCATTTTAAATTAAAATTCTATCGGTAACTTTACCACTATTTTCAAAAATATATTCAGTTTTAGCGGGTTTAGTTTCATTTTTTTTTTAAAAATAAAAAATAATTGGAATAAAAAAAGGGTTGATTAACCCTTTTTTAAAATCTTATTTACCAATCAATTCCTGGACCCCAAGTTCGTTCATCAATAATTTCATAACCACTAAACTCAACACCAGGAAACCACGACTTAACGTAGTCCTCAACATGTGCGGTGACATTATCAAAATCGTATCTGTTTCTGTTTACATGAATACCAATATCAACAACAATAGGTTTACCCATACGAATATCTTTTACCACGATTTTATCAATCGATTCAACCTCATCAATCTCGTCCATTTCACCTAAACCCCAATCTTCAGACTCTTCTCTTAGTTCATTTAAAGCACCATCAATCAAATCCTGAATTATGGATTTCATTTTTTTGTGTTGTGATTCTGTTATGATTAGTTTCATTAAGGTTTTTACTATAAATACAAATTTTTTAAAAAAAAAATTGGTTTAGTTAGTTATTGTTCGTATATTTGCATCATAATGAAAAACCTAAAAAACAAAGAATTAATTTTACATAAAATGTACGACAAGTCACTAATAAAAGGTCGTACAGAATTTAAAGTTTTGGTAAATCAAATCAATTCAAATTACTTTGTGACTATTAAAATAGAGTGCGACGGCAATAAATTATGGGGTAACAATGCTTGTGAAAATTATAGAAAATTTATTTTAAATGAAATTAAGGATTATGGAGAAGAATTATTCCAATCGATAACAAGACTTGTGTTCCCTGAAAACAATGCTAACGTAAAAGTTATATTTCTTTAATAATCTTTTTTTAATTATCTATCAATATTAAATGATGAGGTATTATAACCCTTTTCTCCTAGTAAATCTCTTAAATATTGAGCAATTTCAGACTTTTTATTCCATCCAGTGTGTTGTCTAAAACCTAATTTAAGTTCAACAATATTACGTCCATAGCTAATTTTTAATTGTCTATAGTCATTTGGGTACTTATCAGCCAACGCTCGTTTAATTACCCTACCTTCTTTTTTAACCCACTCATCAAAATTAAGTAAATTTGTCGTCCCATATATTGATAATTCACCAAAAATAGGTTTACCACGTTTAATACCCATGGTCTCTTCAATAAATCTAATTAAGGTACTACTTATTTTATTCGAAATTTGTTGGAGGGGTCTTTCAATACTAGTGTCTTTAACCGCTTGAATAAAATCAACATCGGCGATTACTGTAACATCATAAGGATTATCTTCAACAATACGAACATTAACATAATTAGGTAAATCCAACATTTTTATTCCAATATCTAAACCACGTTTGTGTTGTACTGAGAAATTCCTTTGTGACCTTAAACTAGGTAATGAGTGTTTACCAAGTTTAACAATTTCTCTACCCGTTCTACTCATTAAACTTGTTTTACTACTATACCTGATAAATCCTGTATCAATACCCATATCTTTACAAAATTCTTTAAGATACGTATTAAATAAGTAACTAAATGGTCTAGCACCAATTTCATCACCGTGTTTTGATTTAACCCACGGTCTAAAGTAAGTTAATAAAACCTCAATAAAATCTTCATCATCATAACCCGACAAATCAACATTCTCCAAAACTAAGTTTTTAGAGATTGCCAAATTATATTGAGATTCTGTAATAACAACTTTCATAACAATAAATATAATGATAAACAAAAAACCCCACCTGTTAAAGATGGGGTTGATAATTTTGTTTTATTTAAATTAGTCTTCGTCGTCGTAGTCCTCATCATCCTCATCATCACGACCAACAGAATCAAAAAATTCTTCAAATAATTGGTCGGAGTATAAGTCAATCATTAAATCACGAATCTCACCATCTTCGTCCGCCTCATCAAGGCCAGCATCGGTGATTACCCAACTAATAATATTGTCTGTGTACTCAAATTCATCACCAAAATCGGATGGGTCAGTCTCTTCAATATATTTGTTAATTAAAGATTCAATTTCAGTCATTCTGCGAAGAAGATAACGGGGTAATCCAACGTTTTCCAAAATTAAATTATATTGAGATTCTGTAATAATAACTTTCATAATAATAAATATAACAAATTAAAGAATAGTTTTTATATCAAGTCCGAAATTTTCTTTAAACCATTCCTTGAAGACGGGTTTCCAATTGTCTCCAAACAGACTGTCTAATTTTTCTGAGTCACGAGAGTCCTCAAAATGTAACATGGGAGATTGTTCAATCCTATGTCTAAGTATTTCGGTATCATCACCGTCCCAATAATCTTTACCGTACCATCTGAAAATGGTTCCGTCACCTTCATCATAATCGTAATCCCCAAAATAAAATATATACGAACTATCGTCAGGGTTTCCGTCATCATCATAACCTTCAGTATAGTTAATATCATCAACGGGATACGCTCCCTCAATGTAATTAAGGATGAGGTTGTGTAATCTATTTTCTGTGATAATTAATTTCATTAGTATATTGTTGTTACTGGTAAATCAAATTTATCAATAAACCATTGTTTGAATACGGGTTTCCATCTATGACCGAACATACTATTTAATTCTTTTTCGGGGTAAGTCATTACCTCAACAATGGGTGACATATCAACAAGTCTCTGATGACGTTCCTTATCTTTTTTGATATGTTTATTACTGTTATAGTAATCAGCACTTGTCCAAGTAAATAAGTAATCACCATCGTAGTCGTCAAGGAAGAAATCGTAAGCACCGACCAATTCACCATCGTTACCCAAAGCTTTAGACATATTCACATCACCAAGTACACCATCAATGTAGTTATATATGGCTTTCTCTAACTTATTTTCGGTGATGATTATTTTCATATCAATAAATATGCAATAAAATAAAAGCGGCGGGGGGGGGTCTTTATTAAGATGGACACCTAATGGTTTACACTATAGTGTTTTACTGTAAACAACCAAGAAAAACCCGAAGGGGTTCGGACGGTCAGAAAACGGACGGAGTCCGTCGACGGGCGGGGGAAAAAACACCGACGAAGTCGGGTTCGGTTTATGTTGCACCCATAAAAGTATGATAAAAAGATATTAATCTTCGTCAGGGTGATATATGTAAAACCAAATTCGATTATCGATACCTGTCATTTTAATTATTTCACGAATATCTGATTTAATTTTTTCCCATTCACCAGAATCATTTATAGGTTCAAAGTCAGAAGAATTAATTGTTAGAGCAACATTAAATACCAAATTCTTATTCTTATCAATATAATGACTATATACAGGTTCACTTGTTACATTAACATCAGTAAACATAGGATACTTGTTTTCAATAATATGCTTAAGAATTTTACGTATAACTTCTTCCATATACAATAAATACCATAAAAACAAAAAACCCCCTTTATGGAGGGGGTTATCGGTGAATTAAAGTTTACACCAACCAAGACATACCTTTCCGAAGGTAATCTTTTTAATAAATAAACATATATTTTTTCTCATACAAATAAGTATAATACAAAATTGTTTAATATGATAATTTGGCTCGTTTAATTGGTGTAACAAGAATATGAAAATCAAAAGACCTGGCATGAAAAACATAATTCCCCCACAATTCAATTTCCGCAATTTCGGTTTGTCTTCTATACCCCAATGTTGTGGGTATTTGATATCCGATTGATTTATTATAACTCCTTAACCAAAATGGGGATAGGAAAAAATTATTATACTCAATTATATTTTGCCAATAAAAATGTGAAACATCAGGATTAAGTGGATGCCAAGTAACCCCCACTCTAGGTCCGAATTTAAAATCACCTTCAGTAAAAAACTCCTGATAAAACAATTGTACCCCGACCCCCTTGTTATTTGCGGTTAATCCTGGAACAATTTCCTGAGAATAAGAACCAAAAGACAAAAGAGTAAAAATAACATATATAATAATTTTCATCACACATTAAATAGTGAAAATTAAAAAATAAAATAACATATAACGGTCATAAAAAACCCCACTGATGAGGTGGGGTTTCTGATGTGAATGTCTGAATATCCACACATCTATTGGAAAAAATATGCACGCTCCTACAAAGTTAAATACTAATGTGGCTGGCAGGAACCCCCCAACCGAACACATTGACAAATAAATGTAATAACGGTACTGTAATAATAGTACTCAATTGCCACTTAAGGGCATATTGTAAAAACCTTTTTTTCATTATAACATTAATATAAGAAATATATCTATAACTATCAAATATTATCTAGAATTTCTTTTACTAGTAGGAGTGACAGCTCTATTATTATTTCTGGGTTTAGTATTATAACTAGGAGTATGTCTATCTATAGCGGGTTTATTGTACGACGGTCTCGCATTATATGAAGGTCGTTCATATGACTTCGGTGTATTTCTTTCTGTCGTCTTATATACCTCTCGCTGTTTCCTTTCATATTGGTTAATGCGGTCACCATTGTAGTCGTAGACATATTCTCTTCCTCCTGTAGTATTAGAGCTATTGTTTTCTCGATAACCGTAATAATTATAGGCATACCAATTGTAGTAATTATTGTTATGGAACCCATATGAATACGGATATACCCAATAATAATATGGCTGATAATACCATACATTATATCCCCAATTCCAACCGTACCATGGAGCCCAACTTACGCCCCATCTCCAGGTAGGATAGTATGGCCACGGGTTATAACAATTAGAATAATACCCGAACCCATAGTATGGAGTGTAGAATCTATTTATGTATGGTGAATATGTAATAATTTCTACATTATAGTATTCATAGGTATTATAATAATTCGACTCATAGTATTGTGCAGAAGTGATTGTAATACCAATAATAATACTAAGTAATAGTGTAAGTAACTTTTTCATATTTTTTTAATTTAATACATACGAGTATGTGCTCGAAAGTAATTTATTTAAATAATTTAAAGTTAAGATATCTTTGTAAGAATTATTTTACCTAGACTTCCACCCATTGAAAATGTGGCTTTTCCATTACCATTCTTAATAGCGTTATCAACATCATCTTTATCAAAAGTTTTTGTTTGACCTTTATTAGTTGTAAATTTATAATTTTTACCGTACCAAGCACCATCCACTTCTTCAATACTTGATATAGCGACAGGACCTGTGTAAACAGGAGATTCAATTTTGGTTTTATAAAGATGTCCACCTATTTTTATATTAGCTTTACCAGTTGTTGTCACTTTAACTCCACCCATAGTCGTAGTAGTTTCTTTTATTACTATTTTCTCTTCAGAGATAACTCTTTTAACTAAGTTTATTAGTTCGGATTCTGTAAGTCTAACTATTTTTTTCATAATATATTATTTAGTAATAAATATATTAATAAATAAAAAATATTATTTATTATTTTGGTAAATACCCCGCTGAACCATCTTTCACATTACCAATACTTCCACAATCGGTTACAACAATACCATCTTTTAAACTTTTCCAACACTTTCCACTTTTGGTTTTACCATTTGGATATAATATCTCAGTACCACCAAAGTCACTGTTAAACATTTTCCCACCATCAGGAGTATCTGATAAACCTTTTAAATTTTCATCGTCTTTTGGAAACTCAGGTTTTTGTGGTGATGACTGAATGGTTGATTGTTCACTAATCAATGGTCTAACATCCCCAATTGATGATTCCAATAATTGTTTAAATCTATTTAGTTCCATAATATATTCTTTTCTAATAAATATATTGATAAACAAAAAACCCCACCTATAAAGATGGGGTTATTGAAGGGTAATTAATCCTCAATTAATTCGTACTCCTCATCGGCGTCCCCAACTTTATCATGAATGAATTCAAAATCCAAATCATAACCAACCTCTTCCCAAAACTTGTCCTCATCTTCTTTGTAAAGTTTTAGTTGTTCTTCAGTTAAGTCCACCTCATACACATGAATATCGTTAATATATTCATACTTTCTTAATGTTGCCATAGTTGTTAAGTTTATTAAGGTTTATTTACACTGAATAATATAATAAACCTTTTTGAATTTTCAAAATTTTTCCAGAAATTTTTTTTTCGATATTTGACTATAATTGAAAAGGGGGGTCGTGTTTTAGAAACACTCGTAAATTTTACCACCGTTTAATTTTCACAAAGTGTAAAATGAAATCCTTGCAAAGTGTAAAGTGGATATTCCCCAAATTTTTTTTGATTTAAAGGGTAAAATAAAAAACCCCACTCTTATTAGGAATGGGGGTTTAAAATCATAGTTGATTAAGAATATATTTTGGAGATAACTTCCTTACATAATTCAAACCCCTTATGGAAGTCCTTATCTTTATTAGATTCATCACTAACGTATGATACCGAATGAACAAACCCAAGGGTAAATTTAGAAAGAAGGTGAACAAACGCACCATCAGGGTTCATAATGTCCACACTAAGACCTGAACTCCCATTTCGATTCTCATAGACAATCTTAAATTTCTTATCGAACATAGATATAATCTTTGTTCCAAAATATTCACTACCACTAACTCGTTTTGATTCAAACAATATTTTACATTTCATATACTAAAGGTTTTAATGAAATACAAATATACGAAATAAGTTGGATTTTCCCCAAAATTTTTTCCAGAAAATTTTTACAAATACTTTATTTAAGGGATTGAACCCCCCTTTGGGGTGTCAAAATGTCATATATGGGGGGACTTGTCACAGAAAAATATTTTCCATACATTTAACACATAAAATCCTTTAATAATGCAAAAAGTAAAAAACCGTAAATTTAGAATTGAAGACAATATCTTTCGTAAACAAAGTAAACTCATAAAATTTAAAGACCTATACCCCGAATATAAGTTCGCACGAACAATGTTTAATGATGTACATATCATCTTTGAAGTGTCCTCAGGATATGTTGTTGGACAAGGTAAAACCTATACCTTCGCTCGTAACGTAGCAAAAAACTACCTTAATTTTACACAAGGTAAATTTAGTATTATTGTAGACGCATACAAACTATAGGTGAAACCTCCAATTTTTCCCAAAATTTTCATATAGGTTTTTTTATACGAATACTTTGTTTAAGGGATTATCCCCCCTTTTTGACCCCCAAAACCCACTAT